GCCTCCCATGTCATTTTTGGAAGCTACTGTAGATTTTGTATTAGTACCACCTGTTTCTCCACCGCCTTTTGTTTCAGCGCCGTGTCCACTAGATACTTTTGTTACATACTCTCGCATTAGCTCTGTACTTGATTGTGGTGCAGTTGCTTTCGCTTCTTTACCTTCAAATGCAGGTTTTTCCTCTGCTTCTAGATCGGATGGAAATCCACCCTCTGCATCATCACCACCTTCATCGTCACCAGCATCGTCATCAGCATCGACATCGTCGTCGCCATTGTCGTCACCAGCATCGTCGCCGTCTTTGTCACCCATCATGGCGTCAAATTCAGCTTTAAGGTCATCAAGTGCATCTTCTAGGTCAACAACTCGGTCTTCAAGATCTTCGTCATCTCCATTACCTTCGTCGCCGCCTTCCTCATCATCACCGCCTTCAATGTCGCCGATCATAGCATCTGCTGGATCACCGCCCATATCGTCGGGTGCTTCTGTAGGAACCTCTTCTACTGGCGTGATGTCAACAAGTTCTTCTTTAACTTCTTTTTCATCTTCGTCAGCTTTTTCGTCAGCTTTTTCGTCAACTACTTTGTCGTCTTCATCAGCTTTTTCGTCTGATTTTTCGTCGACTTTTTCATCTTCGTCAGCTTTCTTGTCTTCTTTTTCATCAACTTCAGAGTCTTTTTTTGCCGCTTCGTCTACTTCGACTTCTGGCATATCGTCATCTAAAAGTTTTTCGTAAATTGTTCTGGATTTATCAACAACTATTTCATGAAACAGTTCTTCCGCACCAGCACGGTCTTCCGCAATGAGCTTTTCTAACATTTGCTCAAATTTATTTTGGTTTGCCATTTTAAATCTCCTGTTTGTTTAGATATGGTAAGGCTGTCGTATAATATTTATGGTTATTCTGGAAAAGTACGTGGTTATCGGCCAAATACGAGCCGTTTACATTAAGATTATAGGATCTTGAATAAGTCCTTAAAATCTTGAACGGTCATATGCTGTAGGTTGCCCCATGGCTTTAAATTGTCTGGAGTGAAAGATTCCCTTTCAGCTATTACTCGTATATATCTCTTTGAGGGATTTTTTTGTATTATGGTTGATGTTTGTCTAGCCCAGTTACCATGATATGTAGCAGTAGCATCTGATCTTTTATAATTTTCAGTATCTGCGTATATGTTATTAAGTTTTTTATTAAGCCCTTCATAATCAAATCCTAAAATATAGATATCTTGATTATTATGCTTTTCTTCACTAGCTAAATGTAAGGCTGTAGGACCAGTACTCCAACCTAAACTAGGATTAAAGTAGTTAAATTTATTAAAATCTTTATATGATTTATTAGGATTAGTCCATACTTCGTGTGTAAGTTGCCAACCACTACGATTAATTTCCGCAATCATTTTACTGTCAACAGCTACTAAATAATCTGGTTCAAATTCTCTATATAAAGCATTACAGCCGTATATTTTACTTCCTGGGGGACTATTTTTTTTTAATTGGTGTAAATCGATTGATTTTCTACTAGTGCCGTTCCCTATAATGAACGCCGTAGTTGATCTAGACATTGTCTAGACCGCCGCTTCTGCATTAGCCGCCAGTCCGTACATTTGACGTACGAAGTGTAGCTCTTTTACTTGCTCCTCTTTATGCAGTTCTGCCGCTTTGCGTGTTTTATTGATTTGACGTAGGGTTAGTTTAGTTTTTCTTGTGTCGTCACGTTGGACTATAGATTCGTCGTCTATCGGATCGTACTCCTTGTTGTCGACAGGCTCTAAAGTCTCTTTATCAAAATAAAATATTTCTCTTAACGTTGTCATACTACTATTTATGCTCCTGGTGGTGGTGTTGCTCCACCTGCCGGTCCCGGGCCGCCTGTTGCTGTGTCTGGCGCCGGAGCCGCACCGCCATCTACTGGTGCCGCCTCTTCACCTTCAGGTGCTTCGTCTTCCATACTTCCCATGTCGTCGACCATACCTGCACCACTAATTCCTGCACCTCTCATTTCGCCTGCGGCGTCAGTAGGTACTGGTGTTAAGTTTTCATCATTCTCTTCTTTCCATAGACGTTCGTTTTCAGCAAGTTCCTCATCGGTTAAGCCTAAGAATCTTGCCATAGCAAATCTATTTGAAATATAAGGAACAGCACTCATTTGTGTATATGTTGGTACACGAGCGTTGTCAAGTTCGCTTTGTCTGTAACTTGCAAAGTTTTGTGGTGGTTGCATTTTAACATCAAACATAGATGTATCAATGTTTACACCTTTTTCTAAAAGGTAACGTTTAAATTCTTGATTGAATACTTCTGTAATTAAACTTTGTAGTCTTTCACAATAATTATTAAAACGTAATTCTTGGATATATGCTGTACCAACTCTACCGTCTTGGTAGTTGCTTTGTCCATCATCTGGACCTGTTGGTAAGTAAGAACTTGGAATACGTAATCCACGAACAAGTTTATTAGTAAAATATCTTAAGTCGTCAATCTCACCTAAGTTAGTACCACCTGGTAGTGTTTCTACTTTAGATCCTCTTCCTTCTGCTGTTTGTGGGAAAAAGTAATCTTCATTTATAGATAATGGATTGTACGCACTATCTATAACGTTTTGACCACCCCCAGTTGACGAAGGTATTCGTCTTTGATGAATGTCAGTCTTAACACGTTCAACAAATTGCATAGCCAAGTGGCTCGGCATATTACCTACATCAACGTAGAATACTCTACGTTCAGGGGCTCTTTGTACTCTATAAATTATAATTGCGTCTTCTAGTAATTCTTTTTGTTTATAAACTTTAAAAATACTTTCTAGTAATGAGTTACCAAATGGAAAGTTATTATCTAGTCCTTCTGATAAACTAAGGTGTATAACATTTTCAGCATCAATGGCAGTTTCTTTTATTTCTTTCATAAACCTGCTACCACTAGCGGCTGTGGCATTAGCGGCTCCAACATATCCACGTACTCCGCCTTGTAAGTAACCTCCACCACCTCCAGTAACATTACCTGTTGTTTGATGTGGAGTTGTAGCAACCATATCTCTAAAGTTTAAGTTTACATCTCTAATAATATATTGTTCAGGTTTTTTGCCTTCTGATTCGTTTACAATTATGCGTGATACTTTTGCTGGATCAACATGAAACCATTTTTTAGTTTCAGGATCTCTAATAAAAAATGCATCACCATATTTGAAAATATTACGTACAATTCTAAACATACGTGTATCAAATTTTTCTAGTTTAGTCCATTGTAGTAAATATTGTGACAGTACTGTAATTTCTGAATTTGTAGCTTTTTGTTTAAAGTCCATTATAAATGGAGTTTGATTCTTTTTATTTTTTTGTGTGCAAAACTCTGCTAAAATATCTAATGCGGCATTTACTTCTGAATCCATATCCATAGTATTATATTGTCCATATCGTTCAACACGATTTGGAGAACCAACATATACGTCTGGTAGGTAAGAACTATAATTTGCTTGGGCTGGACCCATGCCTTGATTTGGCATACCTCCTAAGGGACTATAATTCCCGTCAGATGATTGTTTAGTTGTTACTGGTGTAAAATATCGTTTCCAACTCATTGCTTATCCTATAGTGTTCCTGCGTTATCAACCGCGCCAACAATCTTTTTGCCAATGTTATTACTTACTTGTTGTTCGTATATTAGTTGTTGCAATACAGTATTTAACTGATTAAGAGCTTCAACAGTCTCTTTTCCGGAGTTTCCTACTGACATATTGATACTGTTTTTCATTTCATCACTCATACCACTATATGTTTTTTGGTATTTTTTAAGTTCAACAATTAAGGATTTAATAGCTGTTACTTGAGCTTGAAGATCTTTAGCGGCATTCAATTGAGTAATAAATGTTGCAATACCTTCTAATCCTGTTCCTATTGATGCTAAATTAGAAGCATCAACACCTTCAAATGCTTTAAGGCCGTCGGCCAACTCTTGAAATTGATTATCTCCGCCACCAAATAAACTACCAACCCATTTGCTAAATCCTGACCAAGCACCTTCACCAGTAAATTTACTTGTACCTTCATACAATGCCGAAATTGCTGGTCCAACTGCTTGAAGTTTAGTTGCATCAACATTATTAAATGCATTCATTGAGTTTGCTAAACTTTCAAGTGCTCCTTCTTTTATAAAGCCAGCAATAACACCACCAACTGCTAGGTCTTTTAAAGGCCCGGCCAACTCCCCTAATACACCAGCTATTGATTTTAAGTTATCAGTATCTTTGATCTCAGACATAGCTGAAAGGGAATCACTAATTAACTGAATGCCCTCACCAGCCATTTTAATTCCTTTACCTACGGCCATTATAGCGACACTAGTACCAATAAAGATTCCAGTAAGAACTGCCGCTCCTAAAATTACAGGCGGTACACCAAATGCCGCTAACACTACAGAAAATCCTAGCAACAAAGCCTTCATTCCGATAATTGCGGCATAAACAGCTCCGCCTACTGCTAACGTGGCACCAAGAGGTCCTAGCCATATCATAGCGTCCATTAGTGATGACCACCAGCTTGTTTTATCACCTGGTTCTTCTAATTTTTTTTGAATAGCTTCAAGTTCCAGCTTGGCCTCTTCGACAGTCTTTTTAACCATCTTCCCATTTACTTCCATCGTAACCATGCCGTCTTTTGAAGCCGCTATTGCGGCTGTAAGTTTTGCCTGTGTTGCTTCTAATGCCTTAACTTCTGCAGTTCGTTCTTTACCAAAAAACATATCCTTAACCCAGCCAGGTATCGAAATGCCGGCTTTGAAAAGTCCGGGGGCAAGCCATTTCTCAAATAGTTCTCTAAAGTTCATTTCTTTTACATCTTTTATTAACTCAGCAATTCCTGTTTTAAACTTTAGACTAAATTCTTTAAATTTTGCAATTCCGTCGTCTGATTTCAGCCATTGAACAACGTTACCGAGTTGAAGTGACAACTCTTCAAACATTGGTGCCAAGCCCTTCATAACTTCTTGACGTACATCCATTATTTGTTGCTGGAAGTTCATTACTTGTTTTTTAGCATTTGCCATTGTTATTGCTTGTTCTTTTTCAGCCTCTGTCATTTTCTTAAACGCATCTTTACCAATACCCATCATTGCTATTTGAGAGTCAAAAAGTGTAATACCTTTACTTGCGGCTACTCCCCAGGTATCGCCTTCTACTTTTGCTCTTTCTTTTGCTTTTGCGATTGCGGTTTTAAACACCTCCTGGAACTCATCAGTTGTCATTCTATTTTCTTTAACTGCTAAAGCGGCCAACCCTAATTCTTTATTGTTTACCATTATTGATTTACCCATATCAGTGATTGGAGCACCGCCCATTGCAATTATATCTTTATATCCTGCTTCTAGTTCAGGTGATGCCGATTTTATCATAGCTAATATGCCTTGGACATTTTCTTTAGCACCTTCATCCATTGCGGCAAATACAGCATTCATCTTCTTATCCATTGATTGCTCTTTAAGAGCCGCGGCCGCTTGTTTTCTTGACATACCAGTAATTCTTGTTAACTGATCTAATTGGAGTAGATAATTTTGAGCACCTTTAATCATTTGCGTTTGATTCTTACTAGCTAGTCTGCCTTGTATTCTCTGTAAATCAAGATATTCAGCAGTATATTCTCCTACTTCGTCCATAGTATAACCTAAGGCGGCAAATTCCATATCCATGTCTTTAACGCCTTTCGTAATTTCACTAAATTCTCTCATACCTCTAGAAGCGCCGCCAAATGCTAATGCCAGGTTATTAGCTTGATCACCCATAAGAGCAGAGTAAGACTCTAAACTCATTCTAGCTTTTGCCGCCTGGTCAAAAACCGACATTAAGCTATCACCTAAATCGCCACCAACTTGAGCTAATTGTCTAGTAGTATCAATTTGCGTATCAAGAACAGTTACAAGTGATTGAATTGGACCAGCCACCATACCAAGTAATGGAATCTGTTGTGCTAATCCTGCCAGGTGTGTTGTATAGTCTGCTATATTTGTTTTGCCTTCAAGAAGAGCGGAACCAAGTCCACCTATATTAGAAGAAACTCCTTGTGCAAAACCTTTTAAACTTTGTTTAAAATTATCAAATGCTTTACTGCTTTTTTCAACTGTTTTAGCGTGTTTACTAGTTGCTGTTGTATCCTTGCCAACATCAGCAGTATGTTTTTTTTGTGCTTTTGCCGCCTTATTAATTTGGTCAGTACCCTTTTCCTGGGCTTTATTGAATAGACTTTGTGCGTCGCCGCCGCCGCCACCTTTACCTAAGGCCTTTAATATTTTTTGGAGAGTGGCTTCGGAGGCGGCATTACTTGTGATGCCATCCATATTACCGCCACGATATGTTACTTCTACCATAATTAAAACCCAAGTTAATAGTTCATCATAAATATTGCTATGAACTTTAATATATTTATCCGGAGAAAAACATGGCTAATCAAATGACAATGCCGGGGAGTATTCCAGTAGGACCGCAGACAACACCTCTTTCTCCTGATGGAACACAACCTCAAATGGCCCAGCCTAATCCATTACAAAAATACTTTAGGCAACCTAAGGTTTATATAACGCTACCTAGCAAAGGTAACTGGTATCCACAAGGAGCAATAGAAATGCCCGACAATGGAGAAATACCAGTTTATGCTATGACGGCAAAAGATGAACTTACATTTAAAACACCTGACGCATTATTAAATGGTACGGCAACTGTAGATGTTATTCACAGTTGTGTACCAGCTATTAAAGATGCTTGGAATATGCCGACAATTGATTTAGATACAGTCTTAGTTGGTCTTAGAATAGCAACATATGGACATGAGTTAGATCTAAAAAGTAAAGTTCCAGATACTGCTCCTATTATGGACAAATCTTATACTTTAGATTTAAGAAAAATACTTGATAAGTTTGGTGGAATTACATACGATCATGTACTTAATCATAATGGCATGAAAATTACTTTGCGTCCTCAAAATTATACAGAGTTTACAAAAACTGCACTTAAAACATTTGAAGAACAACGGTTATTTTCAGCTGTTAATGATACAGAAATATCTGAAGAAGAAAAACTTAAAAGATTTAATGATTCTTTTATAAAACTAACAGATATCACTATTAATACTGTAACAAATTCAATTGTACAAATCCAAGTTGGTGACGATGTTGTTGTAGACAAAGGTCATATTGCTGAGTTTATAGAGAAAGCTGATAAAGAATTCTATACAGCAATTGTCGATCATGTTCAATTACAACGTGCTAAATTTGAAATGCAACCTATAGATGTAGAAGCAACTGAGGAAGAAGTAAAAGCAGGTGCACCTGCGAAGTATAAGATTCCTGTATCGTTTGATCAATCAAATTTTTTCGCGTAAGGATTTCAACATTACCTCTTGATGAGATCCTAAGAGAAGTTGATAACTTAGATAACGAGGTTAAACAATTTAGATACGATCTTGCCAAACTTTGTTGGTATATGCGTGGAGGTGTAACCCTTGACGAAATGTATGCTACAAGTTATGATGATAGAGAAGGGTTTGTAAAATTAATTCAATCTAATATGGAAACTACTAAAAAGACGCAACTGCCGTTTTTTTAAAGTTCTGCGCCGTCATTACTAGTTACTTTAAATCCAGCACCTTTAACAGTATCAATTGCTTTTTTAACTTTTCCGCTTAATTCAGCACCGGCTGGATTATTGCCCCTTCTAGCCGCCATTTTTAATTCTGGATCAGTAGCTGTTGGTTCAGCTGTAGGTTCTGCTGTAGGTTCTGCTGTAGGTTCAGCACTTCTAGGTTTTAAATTTTTTGTTGGAATTGCTACCTGTTGGTTATTTCCATATGATACAAGTGTATTATCTGGAGCTGTTGGACTTGGTCCTATAACTGTTCCGGCTCCTTCTTTTCCTTTATTACTTGTCCATGTAACTTCATCACCTTGTTTTAATTCAGGTGCCGCTGGTGCTTCTGGTTCAGCAGTTGGTTCTGCTGTAGGTTCTGCTGTAGGTTCTGCTGTTGGTTCAGCAGTTGGTTCTGCTGTTGGCTCTGCTGTAGGTTCTGCTGTAGGTTCTGCTGTTGGTGTATCTGCTGTTGCCGGAGCATCTGGTTCTGTTGTTGGTGTATCTGCTGTTGCTGGTTCTTCTGGTGCCGGATATATTTCGCCTCCACCATATTTTGATTTT